CCGCCTGCTCCACTTGATCCTGCTTTATCAGTGTGGATTCCTCCACCTCCGCCTGAGCCATACGCCTCACCAGAAGAAGAGTTTGAACCCGTCCAAGAGTTAGCAACTCGACCACCGCCTCCCCAAATGGAAGCACCTCCGTGTCCACCACCGGACTGATCTTGTGCTGAGTGTGCACCGTGTTCTTCTCCACGACCACCATGAATATTTATATCTCCGCCTGAACCTACTCCGCCGTCACCTTTATCTTCTTGAGCACTTGCGGCTGCATAATACCCGCCTGTTCCACCAGTTGCAGAACAGTAAGAACCAAAAGATGATGTCCCTCCACTAATACCAGTTTGACCTCCATTTGCACTACCACCTGAACCACCAGAACCAACTGTGACTGCGACAGTAGAAGATAACGATGATACATCTATAACTTCTATAGCTGTACCTCCTGCTCCTCCCCCACCACCGGGGTTATTTGAACCAGAACCAGAGCCACCTCCGGCACCTCCACCTGTGACTATGACTTTAATTTTAGTTATACCACTTGGTTTTGTGTAAGTACCAGATGATGTAAAAACTTGTTGTGATTGTAATCCGCCACCAGCAGCTCCGTAAGAAAATGATCCGTCACCATCAGTTAACACAGCCTGACCGGACGTACCATTTCCTGATATGTTAAGCTTAGCTGCAGTAATACTGTTGTCTGCTACAACATTATCTAAATCAATATGATCAGCAAGACCTTGCGCTGTAACACGAAGTTCTATTCTATCACCACTGGAAAAAGCCCTAGCTGATGTACTTTCTTGTGCTCTAGTAGCTGTAAGAACATCTGTACTTCTAGCTGTAACTTTTACAATTTCAAGGTTGTTAGATGTATCAATCAAGGTTGCGTAAAAAAATTCACTACCCGTAAGAGATGGAAAACGAGCACCTTGACCACTAGCAACTGTAATACTAGTTGCACTAGTAGAAATACCAGAGGCTAAGGTTGAATGGGCATTATTCGCAAACTTGACACTCATATCTAACTCCTTAGCTTACTGTTACTGTCCAAGTAATACCTAATGTGTCAGCTGCTGCTTTGTTAATAACGTTGAAAACAGTTCTGCATAATAGTGTACCGCTTGAACTTGCGTTTAATATTCCAGCTTCTGTAATTGCTCCTGTGCCTGTCCCCGCTGGGAACGTAGCAACATAAGCTACATTGCTAGTAGAAACAGTTGTAGAAGTAAGAGCTACTCTACCTGCTTCACTACCTAAAGCTGTATCTCCTGCAGCCGCTGCTGTACTACCAGTTCCGATAGCCATGTGGCTCATAGCCGTAGCGCTTGCATCTTTCATCCGTGACGCTATGTAATTTTTACCTGTTGTAACAACAAGATTAGGTATAATTACCTCATGTTTTACATGTCCGTCAGGTCGTGTAAGGGTAAGTTTTAATTCACCCGTAACCTTTATAGAATCATTTATCATGTATCCATCTCCTTTTAATGTGATCCAGCTCCCATTGGTGTTTCATTTAAGAAATGCCCGTTCACCCCATGAGAACCTGTTGTTGGTGAATCACTAGTATCAGTATATATAAAATTAACTAATAGTCCAGCATTTACTAATTCACCGTAAGTTATTGTATCAGAGTTTACAATAGGTTGTCCAATTAAACCTGCTGACCCAATAATACCTGTAAACTCTTTAATACCGTCACCATCAGTAGCAGAATCCCATATTACTGCGCTGTTTAGTAAACTATCACCATTTGCTATCTGTGCAGAGTAGTCAATATTTCTAAGTCTAAATTGATCCTGCTCAAATACTCTGTTGTAAAATCTTATACCGTCTCTGTTTTCACCGCCAATATAATGATTATTAAGTACGCCAAACTCATCATTCATTAAGTATTGAGTATCAGCTACACGAGACACTACATCACTGTTGCCTATATGATATCCTTTAACTTGACCTGTTTCTGCACCATCAAATACAGAAAATCTAGTTGGGTATAGATAACTAGACTCACCTAATATTAGTTGCGTAGCAATACTTTCTGTAGCATTTACAGTATCTGTAGGGTTTACACCTATAGTAAACGGCCCAAAACTATCTGCCATTGTAACGCTATCAGTTTTACCTGCTGGTGTAATGTTTTTAATTGGTACATCAGCAACTGATATAGAATCAGTTTTACCTGCTGGTGTTATATTTTTTGCAGGAGAGTCGCCTATAGATGCGGAATCAGTTATATTTGGTCTTGTTAAAGTTTTAGCGTCATCTTCAGAAACTGCTATAGAATCAGATGGGTTTTTACCAATGTTAAATGGCCCAAAAGATTGAGCCATTGTTACACTATCTGTAGGAAATTTGTTTGGTTGTTTAGACGGTAGATCACCTATTGTTATAGAGTCTGCTCTACTTGTTGTCACAGTTAGTGCAGGTGCATCAGTTACATTTATAGGGTCTGGATCAACGTCAGGATCAGATAAATCAAAGTCTATATTAGAATTTATAATTTTATTTGGAACGTCCTGCATGGTAACTGAATCAGTTTTAACTATGTCAACAGACATAACAGGAGATTCAGATACAGTAACAGTATCACCAGAAACTTGTTCTACTTCAAAGATAGGACTTGAATCAGTTACAGTTATAGTTTCTGGAGCCATTGCCCTCATAGGCACAAGCTCTGTTGTAAAACTAATAGAAGAAGCTCTAGCAGCTATAGATATTGCTTCTCTTTTATAATCATAAGAAGCGCTTACAGTGCTTACTGAAACAGTAGCAGATATAATAGTAGCTGCAATATAGCTAGATACTTTTACATTAGCCATTAAAAATTAGACCTTACTCTAAATCTTAATACATCATAAACTGTTTGTAGGCTTCCGTTTTGATCTACAACAATTTCACCTTGATACTCACCGGGGTCTACATCAAGAACATTGTTAGCAAAGTTAAATTGAACTTTACCATCTGTACCATCCGTAAGGTTAGTGCAAGTAATTGTACTTAGAGTAGTCGCACCACCTACTGCTTTAAAATTTACTTTTACTGTTGTAGTAGCAGCAGACACATTAAAAGGTGCGTTAGCAACATCGTCTGTAAGAGTAATTATAATATTCGGAAGTTCATCTCCTTTTACTAATCTAATAACATCAGCCATAAATCACCTCACGCAAATTTCTGTGCTTGCACCCGCATAGATGCTTTTGCAGCACCTAAGTTAGTTCTAGCTCTACGCTCGGATAACTTAAATGCAAACTGTTTAGCATGATAAGAAGCTAATTCCCTATCACTAAACGTTCTATCGGGTAGCACTAGAAGATGCTGTAACGCTCCGTGCATTATAACATTTTCTAGTTCATCTAAAAACTTCTTGTCCATCTTAGTTGCTGTCCGTAAAGGCTTTAGACAAACAATCATTTTTACATCATATGTTGTACTGTTATCTGGAACAGGTGCAACAGAAAAGTTGTCAGGATCAAGCTGTGTTATATAACATGGTTCTGCTCGTTCATTAGCAGCTTGATTAGGCCATTTAGGGTATATATCGTATAGCTGTTCAATAGTAATTGGTTTCATTACCCTCCCATTTACTGTAGCGGTAAGAAACGCATGAACCTCGGCATCATCTGGTGTCTCATACGCATAGTCATGTGCACCGGGTACTAGCCGTATACTAGGCTGCTCATAACGCCAAGCTAGAGTACGTTCACATGCTTCAATGGCAGCATCACGAACATACTGCTCTATAACAGGAGTAGGACATCCGGGTACACTAGGAGAAAGACGATTAACAATGTCAAGGAAGGTTCTAGTTGTATATGTAGGCATTACGCAACATCCTCCTCATCTAATCCGCCTCGTTCTGTATCAGTGATTGCTCTGCTTTGTGCAGCCACCCCTAGAGCTTGGGTAAACGAAGTTTGGAATAATTGTGCTCTATTAGAATTAACATGCTCATTATCTACTGACTCAGCTATAAATACAGTTGCATCTATAACAACAGGAAAGTAAGCATCAGGTAGTAAAGCGACTGTAGTTGTACCATCATATACAGGAGGAGTTTGTGCATACTCACCTATCAATGTTTGATTAGCAGGAGCTTTTGGATATATAAAAAATTTGTTTGCGTTTCTAACATGACGCATAAAGTTAATAGCAGGGCCAGCAGTAGTATTCATCCAAGTTGGTAATGATTGGTCTAATATCTCTCTATTAGTTTCAATAATCCCATTACCACCTTTAACAGAATAAATTTCTAACAAACGAATTGAATCAGCAGGCATTGCTTGTACTACAGCATCTTGTGTAGTAGGTATATCTGCAATAATAGCAAACAGATCAGGTCGCAAAACAGCAATACGTTTTAACGCTTGGTTTGCAAAACCTAACATTACAGTATCACTATATCTTTGTGGCGATACAGTATCCTGTAGTATTCGTCTTGCCTCTGTTATTACATCGTTTAATATCACTTCTTTTCAACCCATGCTTCATTTTCTGGTGTATTTGGATCATCTTTTATATAATGTCCTTTATCATTTCTAGCTCGCTCTAAACCTTTGCTAGCTTCTTCAGCCAACTCAGGTGGAGTTTCACCTTTTGGATCAGGGATATCTTTCTCAGCTGTTTCTACATTTACTTTAGCAGGACGACCCCTTTGTTTTTTAGTCATATGTTTTTCAGGAAATGCTTGTTCCTCAGTAACTTCTTCAGTTAGTGGATTTTCAGCTAGAATCTCATTCCAACCATAAATCTCACCATCTTGAATGTTTCTTAACCATCTTGTCATTTTTACCGCCTTTCTTTTTTCATATTACGTTTTTCTTGTAACTCTTTCAACTTTCTTCGAACTTTTCTTTTGAGCCAAGCGACTGCGTTTTTCAGAAGCCGTGAGTTCTTTGGACGTTTTGGGGGTTTTGGATGATACTCGCTTAGACGGGCGGCAATAAGGGTAAGCACGACTCTCTCCCTTTTGTCTTCCGCACGGCTTGCCTGTTCTTACATCTACCCACTTTTCCTTGAACCATCTTTGTAAGTTAGCACCAGCTTCTGTTTTTCTTACATTACCCATGTCACTTCTTCTTTTTACTGTTGCCCCAGTTAGCTGCACCAACCTTTCTACATTTAGCCAAAGCTCCTGAAGCATATGCTGATGGCCAAACTTTGTAGCGAGCTTTTACCTTATGGTAACAAGCGTCTTTCTTAGATTTTACTTTTGGTGCTGCCATAATATTACCACTTCTTACACGACCAATAACGAGCAGTCATTTTGGAGGGTGGTCGTGTATCACACCCATGCCTTGCACGAAAATTCTTGCGCCTGCCCGGTTGATTCTTTTTAATCTTCATATTCGCATCGCCAAACCTAATAATTTTTTCTTTACCATTCTGACATGCTTTTACAACAAACTTCTTACCACCAGAAACTTGACGCTTCGGTTTGTTACATGCCATTTTAGATTTGTCGATTTTAGCCATTATGCCTTAGCCTTTTTTTGCGCTGCTTTGCTCAAATCTTTAAAATGAAACAATTTTTTACTATTAGCTGTATGTGTTTTACCTGTATGCAAAGTTCCATTAGCCATCTTGTGCATAGTGCCTTTATGCTCAGTTCCATCTCGAAGATAATGTTTCATACCTTTACCCATAAGTACCTCCTTTCGTGTACAAGTAGGGGGGCCGAAGCCCCCCGACTAATTTAGATTACTCTGAGCAGTCAACCA